AGACCGGGTTCCGGGAAAGGACATCCGCAGGGATGTCCGCCACCATCTTCCAAGCCTTATCCATGTAGCGATCCATCTTGGCGCTTGCGGTCTCGCGGTACGTGAGGGCCGAGTGCTCCTTGATCTCCTCGCCATGGACGGCAGGGAACTCGTCGCGGCTGAAGGCCGCACGAAGCTCGGCCTCGGTGATGGTCTCCTCGTTGGCCAGCTTCTGGCGGAGCACGTCATCGGCGACGTACTTGTCCATCATGAACCTGACGTTCGTGATGAACTGCTCCTTGTTCCGGTTCCAGTAGCCCATGTTGCTCATGTACTCTCGACCATTCGGGTTCTTGGTCAGCCAGTCCATCAGCTCCTTGTTGGTCTTGCCTCCGGCCACCATGCGATGGAAGGGGTCTTGTCGCATCTGGAGATTCAGGGCGTTCAGCCAGGACTCCATGTGGTTCGGCTGGTCAGGGTCGACGATCACCCACGAGCCAGTCCTCTCCTGATGAGAGAGGAACCGCTGGCGGTCGATCTGCTCACCACGGGTAAACAGGGAGCGCCAGGCGTTGCGAGAGCTGATCTGATCCCGAGGGATCGGGTTCTCCCACTCGTCGCTGAATGCACTCGGCACTCGGTAGGTAGTCTTACCCATTTTGTAGAGGAAGTCGCTGTCGCCGAGGCGCCGCCCCTTAGAGACCTCGGCCACCCGGAGGATCTCCCCGATGTAGTCGTGGTACTCTCTGATCACATTCTCCGAATCGCCGATCTCATCTCGAAGCTGAGCGATGTAGGCCGGGCTGGTCCTCTTCTTCTTGCTGACCTTCGCGAGTTCACGCTGAAGCTCACGCATGTTGTCGCTCTCGTCCTGAATCCGGCCGTACGCCATGCGCAGGGTCGGAGGGACCTTGACCCTCTTGGTCTTGAGGCCATGCTTCTCGGCCGCCGTGAGGGCGGCCTCATCGTCCAGGACCACGCGGGCTCGATTAGAGGCGAGACCCTTGCCGGTTCCAGGAACGTACGAAGTGGTCCCAAAGATCGAGCCCACCTGGCGACCACGGTTGGACAGGAAGTTGCCCATGCCCTTGGTCCCGTCGACCAGCGTAGCCATGCCGCCGAACTTGAACATCCGGGCGAGGATCTCATCGGAGACCATGCGGGGGACGAAGCCGGGGCGCAGGAGAGTGGCCGCCTTCCAGAGGTTGTCGAAGCTATCCAGCATGGAGACTGTGACATCCTTCGCGTCTCCGCCCTTGAGGCGAAGCTCTCGGAAGCTGGACGAGGAGCGGCTCACCAGCCGCTCGATCTCCTTGATGGGGAGAAGGATGTCGGACTGGTCGAGCTGAGTCTGAGCAAGGGGCGACAGGATGATTCCCGAGCCGTCTTCCTCTGTGTAGACTCGATCCGAGCGAACGGGCTGGAGGTCTGCCTCGTCCCCCGCCAGTCGAGCGATATCCTCTGGAGTGGTAGCCTTCGGGCCGAACGCCTGCTGGCGGCCGGTGCCGCCAGTCATTCGCATCAGCTTGTCGGCGATGCCATCAGTAATGGCATCCCTGAGGGTGCTCGCAAGCTCTGGGTCCATCTTGCCGTTGTTGATCAGGATGTGGTTGAGCGTGTGCTTATGGATCTCCTTGAGCGCTTCGGCTCGGCCGACCTTGTCAGCCTTGCTGGAGTACAGCTCGATGAGGTCGAGCCGCTGCTGCGGCTCCATGCCCTTCACCTGCTTGAGCATGTCGAACACTCGGTCACGAGCATCGTCAGCGTTGTGATTCACGAACCCTTCAGGGGTTCGGTCACCCATTGCGTGGACGATCGTCATCGGCGCACCCATGCCGCGCTTGACCGTAGTCATGAGGAAGTTGCCGCCCCTCGGGGTCGGCTTCTTGCCTGCACGCTGAAGGGTCAGCTTCTGCGCGGCCACTTCGGTATCGCGGACGGCGAGCCCACCAGAGCGGTACAGGCGACCCATCGTGCCGAACAGCGGGGAGGAAGAGGGCGTCCAGTTGTCCATGGTGCCGAGCGTGCTCCCGAGCCAGCGCTCGTTGTTGACCAGCTCGTCATAGTCGTCGGCGATGGTCTGGAGCTTGGCAGCCTTCCACTCCTCAGCCTTGAGGGCGTCGGCCATCGTGGTGCGCTCTGCCGCGCCGACTAGATGGAGAGGAGTCGTGGACTTGATGCCCTCGGCCACCATGTGGTTCTGTTCGGACTGGCGAGCCAGATTGCCCCAGGTGCGATCCCAGCCGTCCTGGCGAGGGCCAGGCTCAAGGGGGCGCGGATAGGGTGGCTCAATCAGGAGGTTCGGATCACGAGGAATCTGAAGACCCTCAGACTCCGCCTTGAAGGCGGAGATCATCGCCGGGTTCAGTCGGACGCCCTCGATCAGTACTCGATTGTCAGCCATCTGGCCGATCTTCTTGAGCAGTTCCGGAGCCTCGGTGGCCAGCTCTCTGCCCGCCAGGCTGTCGCCTGCGGCGAAGCGCCACACCTTCTCCATTTGACTGCGAGGCACGTCCTTCACCAGACGTGCGATATCATACCGTGCTGGGTTGGTCTTGCGGCCTCGGCCAAAGATCGGGTGGTTGGCGATCTCTTCAGTGGTACGACCCTCAGCCTTCATCCAGTCGAAGGTCTTCTGAAGGCTTGGCAGCTTGGCCACCTGTTCGGGCGTCTGCTGCTTGGCGAAAAGGTCAACGATAGGGCCACGGGTTCGGGCGACACCGGCGGTGCCAGGGACCTGGGCTGCGTACTTCGCGTCCTGGGCCACGAACTCGACAGAGCGTGCAGCCTTGATCGTCTTGACGGTGCCACCGACGATGCCAGCACCAACCGGGTCGAGAATGTTGAACATGAAGTCCAGGGAGCCGGAGCCGACCGTGTACTTCCATCCGCCCTTGTTCTGCCAGTAGTCGGTGTCGTAGAGGAAGCGCTCCATGTTCTGCCTGACGCGCTGCTTCTCCGAGTCGGGAAGCTCCTCGCCTGCGTCGCCGAACAGCTCCGAGAGGACGGTGCCTTCACCCGTCGCCTGCGAGATGTTCTCGTAGTTGACGAATGCCTGGCCGGGAGAGATGTGCTCCGCCTCGTGGTAGGCGTCGCCCCACTCGTCCCCCGAGGTCATCGTGCCCCACCAAGAGCCGCCCTGCTGGGCGGCTATCTCACCCTTGGCCGACTGGAGTAGGAGGGTGGAGATGGGCTGAGAGACCACGTTGGAGTAAACCCAGTAGAGGCCGGACGCCGTCTTGTCGATCGGCGTCCACACCACGTCCTTGGCCACGCCCCAGCCGGGGATGTTGGACATCCACGCGTCGGCCTTGCCGAGTGCGCTGGCGATAGAGCCGAGGAAGCCGCCCTTGTCCTGCCGAGCCTGCTCCTGGTCCTTCTTGTACTCGGCCTGCGACTGAATGAGATCCTGCGGAACGGTCGCAGCCTGGATCGCCATGGCCGGATCAGCGTACAGCGCATTGCTGGCGTCCGCCATGTCAGTGTTCCACCAACGACTCATACCGCACCTCACATAGTCATAGCCTGGATCTTCCGCACGAGATTGCGGGCAGCATCGGAGTCACCGTTGTCTGCCATGTACTGGAGCGCCGGAAGGTACGCCCTCAGCTTGTCGGTCGTCGTATCGGCAGGAAGCCCAAGAGACTCCATGCCAGGGCCGGGCCCAACCGGGGCACCGGCCGTGACGGGCTCATCAGGTCGAGTGGACTCAGCGCCAAACCCCACCACGCTGCCAGAGGGGTCGCCGAAGAGGTCGGCGAATGAGGCGCCAGCCGGAGGAGTCGACGCCATTGGAGCCGCCTGCATCTGCTCTTGATGCGTCGCCTGTTCGCCGTAACCGGCGTTGGGCAGGTTACGGTTCGCTTCGCTTACGGCCTTGTCGGTCCGCTTGCTGAACTGGCCAGGGCCAGGAGTTGGAGTTCCCATAACCTACCCACACCTCACTTCGGCATATGCTTGTCGGTGCCTCGCGTGAGCGAGTCCGGATCGAACGTGCCCGACTGGATCGGGCCATACTGTCGCCAGTCGGAACTGGAGACTTCCTGGTTGAGCCGGTCGGGACCCTTGTTGCCGTCCTGATCGTAAACGCTGAGTTCCGGCGCCTCAAGCGCCGTACCCTTGAGGGAGTTGAACACGCCTTCGGGGCCATGCTTGCCACCGAACCACTCGCCTCGAATGTTGCCTTCGTGGCCGGAGCCACTATGAACCTGGGACAGACCCACTGGTTCCTCCTTAGATTGGCTGCTGCCTTTGCGTTCTCGCTGTCATGGTCGGCTTGCCACCGGAGGTGAGCCCAGCAAGCATTGTCATTACATCCATCCCCTGAGGTTGCTGCTCGCCTCCTCCGGCGCCCGGAGGGGCGCCTTGAGGGGAAGGTCCACCAGGGGCGGGAGCGCCGCCCAGAGCGGCTTCCAGGGGGTTTCCTGGGGCTGCGGGCTGCTCCTTGGGAGTGAAGACCTTGAGCACTGCGTCATGCACGGGCTCACCCTTTTCTCGCAGCTCGATCAGCTTGGCAACCTTCTGGAGTTCGACCACAGGGTCGAACATACCCTGGGACTGGAGGGCCATCTGCGGGATGGCCGACATGTAGCCCATGATGCCCTGCTTGAGGGCATCGGTGAACTGCTCGTTGTCGATCTTCTGCTGCTCCTGCGCCACATCGATATCCATCGGAAGCTGGCGCTGGAAGAAGTCGCGAGAGATGAGCTGGTCACCGCGAAGCTGGAGGAGTCCCACGATGGCCCGCGCCGGGTCCTGTCCTGCGGCGAAGCCGTACGTGACATCGCACGTATAGTCGCCCTTGATGTCCTTCGACGGCTCGTAGGTCTCCTCGAAGGGGGAGCCCTGGACGGTGCCGCGAATCCTCTTCTTCTCCCCGCCCCAGAGCTTCTCGTCCATCTCGAAGGCGAGGGCTAGGGCTATGCGGAGAGCTTCACCGATCACCGACTGACCTGTGGTGATGACCGTGTTGAAGCCGCCCATGAGGGCCTGCACTCCGCGACCAGTAATGATGCTAGCGTCCATGTTGCCCGAGCGCGCCTCAGGCGTGCGAGTTCCCGTACGAAGCTCTTGCTCAAGAACCTGCGCCTCCTGGAGAGGCGCCACGTTGTTGGCTAGGCCGACACGTACAACCTTGTCGGGACTGTCCGTCCTGATCAGGGCATCGTCTCCGAACGTCATCTTCTGTACGTCGCGGGGGACAGCCAGGGGAGCGCGGACATTCTTCTCTGCGGCCTCAAGGCCGAGGAGAGCCATGCGGCTCTTGGCCAGCTGAATCCAGATGGCGTCATCGAAGGCGCCACGGATCTCGGTGTCGTAGCCTGGACGCTTGCCGATCGAGACGTAGATCTTGCCGAGAGGATTCTCCATCTCCTCGACCATCTGGTTGCCATGCTGAGGCAGGTACATCACGATGCGCTCATCGTCGCAGTACTTGACCACTTCGATCTCACGCTCGGCCCAGCCTTGAGCTGGGCCTCCTCGGGAGTTGTTTGCCTGAATGATCCTCAGGAGCTGAGGATACTTGGCCACCAGGTGGATCGCCTCTTCGCGCCACACCTTGGTGTAGCTCTTGAGCCGACCGAAGATGTCCCACTCGGGGTAGACGCCCATCGGGTTCTCGACCCGGATGTGAGGACGCTTGTCCTTGAAGTCCGGCTCGATGACGTAGATCGTCATACCGTAGGTCAGGTAGTAGTCAGAGGCGGTGACCTGCTTCCCGGCGTACAGCCGGGACTCGGTCAGGTACCAGTTGGCGACCTTGGTCTTCTTGGAGCTGAACTGCTTCGCTCTGTTCGTGGTCATGATGCTGGTCGTGCAGTTCACGCTCGGCATCACACCCATGACCTCGGCCATGTCGCGACAGGCGGTGTCGACCAGATTGGCCACGATGGGCCGGGGCCATGCCTCGGGCATGGACCCCGGAATCACTGTGTCGATATCCCCGGACCGAACGTCGTGGACGTCCCGGTGACGCTGATCTCTGGCTGCGGCGGCCCTGCGCAGTGACTCGACCTTGCCGTAGATGTTCTCAAGTGTGAGGGCCATGCCACCTCCTTCAGTTCTTGGGGCGAGCGACCTTCAGTCGCTTCCACGTCTCGGGGCCAGGGTAGCCATCGGCGTCAGTGCCGGACCAGCCCTGCTTCTTCTGGAACCACGTCACGGCCTTCTTGTCGGCGTAGGTGAACGTGGGGCCAGGGCCAACCTTGTAGCCCTTGTAGCCAGCCTTCACGAGGGCTCGGCCCAGTTCAGTGATGAGGGGATGTCGTCGGCCAAGGCGGAACCAGGTCCGACCAGGGTAAGGAGCGTATACGGGAGTGGGCTTAGGAGCGGAACCCCCGCCATCCCGAAAGAGATCGGGCATCGCCCCCGGATCAACGTGGTCATTGCCAGGCACCTGGTTATGGCCGTAGTGCCCACCCTCGTTGAGCCAGGTGTTGAGCGAGACGGTGTCGCGAGACCAGCCGGTAGGCTTCCCTCCGGGGAAGCCGTCCTTAATGCCCAGAGAGCGGAGCCAGTCCACGATCTTGTCGGCGCCCTTCATGGGCGTCTCCGAGAGATTGTTGTAGACCTTGCCGTTCACGACCTCGCCCTTGGTGAACACCCACTCGATCTGGATGTTGTACTTGCCGGTCCGGTTCGTGCGAACATCGCCAGCGTTCTTCAGAGCCAGGGACCGACTGTTGGCGGGGAAGAACTGGGCGACCTCGCCAGTGAAGGGGTCCGCCAGAAGGTGAGGAGCTACGCCCTCTCCCCCGCCGGAGAAGTATCCGACATGATCGCTGAAGTCCCAGTTGGAGGGGTTCGAGGTTGCGTGATGGGTGGCCCTTGAGGGGCCACCCTCCATTGCTCCGGTATTGCCAACCGAGTGCTTGGCTGCTCCCGGCATCCACAGGTCAACCATGGTGATCCTTTCTTATCGACTCCACCAGTCGCTAACGGCGGCGTTGGAGAGGTAGTCCAGGTCTACGGTGACCTGCTTGCGTTGATCTCGTTCGGACTGGTACGGGTTGTTCAGGTGGAACACTGACTCGATGTCGTTCACCAACTCGCGAGCCCTGGTCTCTGCGAACCAGAGGGCCATGACCGTGTCCTGTTTGGCCTTGGTCTGAGGGAACCAGGTGGTGAGCTGCTCGACGAGGGCCTTCATGCCCTCGTTCTGCGAGCGGGAGGGGAGCCGGATCAGTCCGTTGCCCTCCTTGCTGCCGTCGAACAGCATGGACATGGAAGCGACGCCGAAGTCGGCGTCGTTCTTGTTGTTGCCGGTGAAGTGCTCTTTGAGGATCGTGCCCCGACTGCCGAGGAAGTTCCTGAGGTCGCGGTTCTGCGTGACCATCAGGTTCATCGCGTTCTTCTCGATGACCCACTCGTGCATGTGGTACTTGACGGTCCAGTCCTTCAGCTTGTTGAAGAGGTCGTCAGGCTTCTGATTGGGGGCGGTCCATACGTCCAGTACGTACCGCATCCCGGACATACGATCCACACCCAAGACAACCGCTGCGGCGTGACCAGTGATGGCAGGGTCGAACCCTCCGACGACGTAAAGACCGTCCATCCCGTGCGGCCGATGCCCGGGGGCGCCTGGCGACATGAGCCCTGCTGCACGCATACCGTCGATAGACGCAGCCACCTTGTCAGCCGGAAAGATCGCATCCTCGACCACCTGTTCCTGCTGGTAGACCATCTTCCAGTTCTGGGCCGACGACGTTGCACGTCGTCGTGCTAGCGACTTACCCGAGTGCCAGGGGTAGAGGCCATCTTCGTTCGCCTCCACCAGGCGTCTTGCTCCGAGCGAGACCGGGGGTCGGTTGGTCCAGGGCGCGAGAACGATCCAGTCGTCGGGGTGCTCAGCGAACTCCAGTACCGCCGGTTGCGTGAGGTAGGTCCAGGGCGACTCTTCGTCCTGTCCGTACCACTCCGGCTTCTGGATCTCGCTATAGAGTTCAACAGGAGCGAGTCGGGTACCGACAAGTAGAAGCACTCCGCCAGGGTAGGTGAGTCGGTTGATGACCTCTCGCTGAATCCAGTCGATCTGCTTCTCGAACTCATGGGCGTTCTTACCTGTCACGGTGTCGTCGAGGATGATGAGGTCGGCACGGTTACCGTAGATCTGACCGTTCATGCCCAGAGCCTGCACGGTAGGCGTG